GATAAGGACGAAGTCCGATCTCACAACAAGGATTTGTTCCCCAATCTTTATCGTTTGATAAATAAATTCCGGGTTCTCCTGCTCCTGACAATTCAATTCTTTTCCAAAGACCCATAAAATATTCTTTGGTTATTTTGTGACGAAGAAGTACCGCCGAATTGTTTGCTCTTCCTCTTTGTGGATTTTGTTCCCACCAATTTCCTGACTTACAAGAAATCATTTCTTCATCATCCGCAGAGAATAACGAAATTAAAGCGGCCCTTCTAATTCCACCAGCAAGAACTGCGTCTGCGATATGACAAACGATATCGTGAGTTTCAATTGGTGTTAATTTTTCGCGATCGTTTTTAGATTCAAATACTTTTGTAATGTTGTGAATACAATCTTTAAGTGGTTGTGGGCCAGGTGCCTTTCCTCCTGATGTAACCAACAACGCTCCTTTTTGACGAATGTCTGAAAAATCAAAAATTGGTGTTGATGATTTTATTCCAAAATAAGATTCAACCAATACTTTAATTGCGTCCGCCCATCCTTCAATAGAATCACCGATCAAATATCTTCTTGTTCTATTTGGGTTTGGTTTTTTAATTTCAGGTAATTTATCAACGTGGTGTTTTTGAACTGAAAACCCAACTCCTGTTCCTCCTAAAAGTAAAAACATAGTTTCAGAAAACGCATCTTGGTGATCAATTGGCAAATATGCACAATTATAAACCCTGTTTGGTGAAATTTCAATTGGTTTTCCGCCAAATTGTAAAGACCTCATTGATGGAAGAATTTTTTTATCATATACCATTTGATAAACGTTTTCAATTTCTTCTTTAATTTGTGGGTATTTTTTTTGGTGCATTTCTTTATTTCTTGTCACCAATTCTTCCCAAGTTTCTCTTCTATTTAATTCGGGAATGAATTTTGCGTATTTCATATACACCGTAATGTTGCTTAATATTTTTTGTGAAATATCCATTTTTTTTTAATTTTAAAATTATGATTTAATTATTTACAAAAGATTGTGGCTTTTGTGACTCTTTTTCTTTTCTTTTTTCAAGTAACTCCCTAACTCTTTGTCTTTGTCTTTCTTCTTTTTGTTCTTCAATCCCTAAGAATGTCATAGAGCTTTCTGTGTCAATATCTAACATTGCATTATCAAATTTACAATTTTCAAACACAATCCCGTCATCACCAATTCTTGATTTTGTAATTGCAATTGTTGCCAGTTTCAATTCTTTTTGTTGTAATGTTTTGGCCACAGATATAATTACGTGTCCAACTTGTGCCTTTTTAATTGACCCTCCCATTTGATCTGTTGTTACAACTTCTGATGAAATTGAAGCTCTATTTCCTTGTGTCGCCGTCCAACCAACAAGATCCATTTCATGACACATCGCCTCAAATGCTCTCATAACCGATCCTTCGCTTTTCCATTCATCACCCAAGTTTTTGTCTGGAACAACACAATCAATATAATCTAAAACTACCATGTCTATTTTTATCCCATCAGAAACCATTTTTCTAATTTGATTTTTGATTTGTAACATAGTCATCGTATCAGAAGCCAATTTTTTCATTATCAACTTGTTTGGCATAGACTCTTCAATTTCCCTAACTCGTTTCATAACATAATCTTTTTTCTCTGACAAATCGTCAGGATGAACCTTTGTAAATAATGTGTAATGTTTTCTTTGAATTACCTTTGGGTTATCTTCAAAAAACACTTGAAGGACATTAAATCCAAGATTAAATGCGTGATTTGCAATCTTTGTTAGAATTGTTGATTTACCCACACCAGTTGGTGCCAAAATTACACCAATCTCACCTTTCGCCAAACCACCTTTAAGTAGTCGGTCAATACCAGGGATTCCCATAGGGATTGGGTGTCTATAGTCTTCTTCTAATACCTGATCAATGTTTGAAAATATATCAGTCATTGATGTGTCTTTTGCACCAACTTGAAGTGCGGTTTTAACCAACTCTTCTAATGTGTCGTAATTTTCAAACTCACCTCCGTCAATTATTTTCTGAGCCTTACCCATTACCTTTTGAAGCTCTTGTTGTTTACAGAATTTTAAAGCCTTTTCTTGAACAAAACCAACGCCATCAATAGGTGCGTCCTTAATTTTCTTAATTGTGTCCATCACAATTTTTGATGCCAGTTCTTGTTGTAACTCTGATTTTGTTATTTGTTCAAGAGTCTCAAATGATGGTGTATGATCATATTTGATATAATATTCCCTAATCATTTGAATTATGATTTTGAAGTATTTGTTTTCAAAATAGTTGTTTTCAATTACATCAATAATAGAATGTGAAAAATCCTTATCTACTATAATCTGATTTAAAAGTTGTAATTGAAATGTATTTCCTAAATACTCAAAATTTTTACTCGTTGCCATTGTCTTGTTTCTCCTTTCGTATGATAAATACTATTAATTTTTAATAAGTTCGGGATAAAAATAATTAAAATTTTTACCTGAAAAAATGTCAGTTAGACCCGACATGATCGTTTTTAACTTTGGGCGTAGGTCTACGGTGTATCTTACCTTTGGGGGGTATACTTTCGCGTCAAACTGCCTATGACAAATTGTCAGGTCTCCAACCTTAATAATTAAATTAAATTTTTCCGGTCCATCAGTAATTGATGTGTTTAAGATATCCGGATTATCAAAAATCTCATACTGATTGCTCAATAAATAAGTTACAGATCTCATCTTTAAATCATATTGTAATTCATTACATATTGAATTTATATGATCATAAAAATTTTCTGACTTGTGAGCATGTTTGTTAAATCCTCTAACATTAAAAAATCTTTGGACAACAATGTTTTCATTGCATGTTAACAAAAATTCCACTTTTGTTATTTCTTGTTCTTTCATAGTTTTTTTTGTTTCTACTTTTTGTTTCTAAAATTACTTTTTTCTTTTCTAGATAGCTTTAAAAATGGTTTTAAAAAATTCACCCAAGCGTCGTCACCCTTTGGTAAGTATTTAAAGAATCCGTCGTTCATCATCATACGAATTAAGTTCCTGTGCCCCCTTCCGTCAGGATCCAATGACTCGGAGTAATACGATTGAACTAATTCTTTTCCTTCGTCGGAAATCAAAGGCTTTGATAAGTCAACTAATTTTTCGTTTATTACAAAAAACTCATCTCCAAATATTCCCTCTTTGGTTTTTCCACTTAAAAGGTTTTTTAACGCAACATTTTCTTTTTGTTCTTTTAATAATTCCTCACCTTTTGTTAAAATATCAGTAAGACTAATTTCCTTTTCAAGTATTTCAGGAAATAATTTAATAAAAGTTTTTTCACCAAGATAAAAAATACCATCAATATTATCTGAACTATCACCAGTTAATATTTTATAGGTTTTAACATTATAATGGGGGATCTCTAATTGGTCAATTTTGATCATATCCCCATTCTTATAATACTTCTTGGTATTAGGTGAATAGATCGTTACCTTTTCAGATATAAGTTGTGTAAGGTCTCTATCTGAAGAAAATATTGTTTTATCTTCATCATCAGAAATCTGACAATAGTAAGCAATTAAATCATCGGCTTCTGAATTCTCAACGTCCAATTGTCTTACAAACATTTCTTCAAGGTATTGTTTAACCCTTTGTTTTTGATTTAAAAATGATTCTTCTTTAAAATCATTTTTTGGATTGTTGGATTTACGGTTCAATTTGTACTTTGGGTATAATAACCTTCTTTGTGATGAGCTTGTTTCTCCATCCCAAAATACAACAACTTTGTTATAGTTATTTTCTTCAAGGAAACGTCTTAGGGTATTTAAAAAGTGCCAAATACCTCCAACGTGTTCTCCTTTATTAAAGAAATCTCTTACTCCGTGAAATCCGATTTTTAATAGGTTGTTTCCGTCAACCAATAACGTTTTAGTCATTTTAAATAATTACAAGATTCTTACTCTGATTCTTCTCTCTCCGCCTTCAAATCAAAGTCACCATCAACTCCAATTATTTCTTTCCAATACTCGGCATAATCTTTCTTGTATTGTTCTATTGATGCTTTTTCTTCAGACGATTCCTTACCAGGTAAAAAACCGTGTGGTGTTACAATTATTTTCCCATCTTCAAAACCAAGCCCATTGATGTGATTTTTCATAACCGATACTTTTGTTCTTGACGCAAACTTTACCGTTCTTTTGTCTTTTGTTGCGGTAATCTTTGTTGTTCCCGCACCTTTTTGATTACCAAATAAGAATACCAATGATGAGTTTAACCAAATTGCCTCACCACCCTTTGCTTTAATTTTAGGTTGACCAAATGGATTGTCAGGTAATTCAACCCAAGGCTGGTTTACGATAATAAGGGTATTCTCATATTTAGAATCTGATTTACGAGACCCTGAAATTCTTTGATTAATACCCATGCCAATTTTGTCGGCTAATGCAGCTGCATTGTGTTGTTTTCCACCTCGGCCCTCATAAGTCATTTTACATGGAACTGATCCAACTGAATCCCACATTATACAAAGTGAGTAATCTAATTCACCCTTTTCTTGAGCATCCAATAATTCATTAATATAAGCTGTAATTTGTTCAATGTAATCAAAATTATTATTAAAGATGTAAAAACCATCCCACTCTAATTCTCCTGTTTCGGTGTCAACAACTTCTTCACATTCAAAACCCATAAGTTTGGCGTGTTCAAAACTCCATTTTTGTTCTGTAATGATAAACACAGGAAGAATACCTTTCTTTTGAGCATCAACCGCAGTTTTAACAAGCGCTGTTGTTTTTCCCGTATCTGAGTGACCCAAGAACATATTAATATGTCCCATGGCCGGACCTGGAAGTCCTACCGCATCCAAAAATGGTTGACCCAAATCAAAAAATCTTTGTGGTTTATATTTTGCTGATGTGGAAAATTTCTTTTTTAATGAACTAAAATCATTTTTTTTAATTGCCATAATATTCTATTTATTTATAATATAAAAAAAAACACCGACATTGTAAATCGGTGTTTAGATAATACTTAGGGTT